CTCGTCGTTGAATGGACGCCTGACCTACGTGCCGTCACAGACAGGGCGGCGTCGCTTATCTCAGAAGGGCTGCGGACGCGCTATCTGATCGCTGGCAGAGGGGGGAATATCCGCCTGGGTTCTAACGTTTGGCGTGTGTTCAAAGACGCTGCAATCTCCGCTGGAGCTAGCGACGTCACCCTGCACGACTTACGGGCAATGTCAGGTACGGATGCCGAGTCTCAAGGCATAGATCCTACTGCGCTCCTAGGTCACTCTGACACCAGAACGACTAGGATATACCTACGCGACAAGCGCCCTAAATTGGTTAAGGGACCGACCCGGACGGGCAAGTAGTTTTAGACATCTAATAGTCGATGAGCCGGGGGCCTTATTTTATGCGCCTCTCCGGGCATGCAAAGTATTCGGTCAGACTGTCTAAAATCGGAGGTAAGACATTGATTATTCAGCGTTTAAAGCGCGCGCCTGTCTAAAAAGATAGGGAGTATTGGGCCTCGTAACCACTTGATTTTGAAGGGCAGCTCAGCTAGTTTTAGACAGCAAAAGGCTGTACATTCATACAGCCATGTCCTACTTCAAGCCCATGCCCCCAAAGCTTGGTGGCTGCTGGACCTGTACCCACTGGCACGGTGAAACCACCGACGAGGGGCGCAGGCCGTACTGTCGCCGAGATCCAGAATTCACCATCGCCGCGACGTTCCCGGACGAAGGGTGCGGCTCCTGGGTGCGCGAGATAGGCTCTGACGACGAGATCAAGTTATCGAAGGAGCGCGGGCCACAGGAGGATTAGTCGTCGGCCCCTGGCCAATCGCACAGCCTTGCGCCCAGCTCGTTGTGCACCAGGATCTGCCGAGCCGTCCCGTCCGTCAGCTCGTCATGCTGGCTGATGAAAATAGGCAACGCCACCATGCAGAACTCAGCGCCCACCGGCTCCCTTGTCGCGCATCCACTTGCTGCGAAGCTCAGCAGCAGCGCCGCCGTCGTCCATCCGATTGACTTTAGCTTGCACATCGCGCGATTCCTTGGCGGCCTCGACCGCCTGCTTGTTGATCTGGTTGCGTACTTCCTCGCGCCCATCAGACTTGCCCTTGAGGCGGATACCCAAGCCCGCTGCCACCAGTGCAAGACCGGCTACGATCGCTGGCCAGTATTCGGCTAGTAGGATGCTCATGGTGTCTTATCTCCCGCGGCGATGGCATAGGCTGCGTTGGCGCCCAAGAACAGCGCACGTTCAGCTGCACGGCGCTTGCGTAGACCCTTCAGCGATTTGCCTCCGGCCTTGTCCCAGCGGGGGAACTGATCCGCGGCGAGTTGGATATCGCCAGCGTTGAACAGCTTCACCAGCGTCGACCCAGCGAAAGCCCCTACCCCGATGTTGTATGCAAGGCATACCATCGCGTCGAATTGCTCCTGGCGCATCCCAGCAGTGATAGCCGCTCGCACTCCAGGCTCGAAATCTCGGGCTAGTCTGCGCTCAAGCCGATCCTCCGCCTCCTGGCGAGTGATCGTCATGCCTGGCAAGACGTTCTCGGTATCGCCGTACCCAATCGTCCAGACACCTACCGCGTCCTGGTACGCCTTTAGCTCACAACCCTCGTAGTGCTTAAGGACCGTCAGCCCGCTTTCGCTCATCGAGCTTGGGCTGGTGGACGACTCGGGCAATGATCCCGATGGCGATGAGGGCGATTCCGAACCACTTGACGTAGCCGGGCGGAAACGATTCCCGAATATCGACCGGAAGAAGGCCCCAAAGTTGAATCGCTGCATCTGGCACCGCCGTGATGTAAGAGAAGAAAGCCAGGGCCGCTGCCTGGAGTTGAACCGAAGTCATGCGCCAAAATTGACGCCACTGCGGAATGAGCTTCATCGCGCACACCTACTCATCATTGAGAGTTTTTGATACATCGGCGGTCCCTTTTTTTACTAACTGCGTTATCAATCTCCACGAACGATCTGACGTATCTTGCTTGCTTTTTAGGACCGCGACATCCGTTTGAATATTGGAAACCCCCTTACTCACATCGTCCAATTGCGCCACAGTGCGAGTGGCTGACCACGCCACAACCGAAACCAACCCGCCAAAGAGAATCGAGAACATTGCTAGGGCGCCAGCGCCCCAAGCGATAATCTTTGCTTGACCGGTGCGCAACTGCCCCACATCCTTTTCTACTGCCGTGACGCGGGAGGGGAGATCATGTTCTATGCTCACGGCCGACTCTCCAACGCCAATACTCTTGCCTCGATCTCATCCTGAGCCTGCGCAAGACCCCGGATCATGAACGCAGTCAACTCGTCCATGCGGAAGCCGTAGCGGTCTCCTGCTGCTACTTCAAGCACTTGGTGCGCAGGGACATCCACCACCATGATCGCTTTGCCCGTTTCGTCGAACTCGCCGGATTCCTTCCATTCCGCTTCGATGACCCGGTACTGGTCGGCCCACTGGTCATAGCAGATGAACCCCAGCTCGAATGGATTCAATCCATGGGCCGCCAGGATCTCGATTGCGCGCTGAACCGTCATCCCTGCATGGAAGCGCGCAACGTCAGCCCCCTCGCGCTCAATAGCGTCAAGGCGCTGGTAAAAGCCGACCTCCCGGGCAAGTTCTTTTGCGGCTGCGATCTCTCCGGATGACATCGGGCGTACCGCTGTCTTAAAGCGAGCATCGGAAGTATTAATCGTGCCGTTGACCGCGTAGATAGTAGTAGGCCGCCGCGACGCGCTCCCCAC